CACCTGTATTAGTATTCCATTTTGACGTTATCATTTCTATACAGTCATCTATTGTGTCATAAATTCCTAGTGTACTCATATCATCGCCTACTGAACTTCCTTGTACCTCTGTGCATACGTTCTGTATAGTAGTTAAATATCTCTGATATTCCTAACTGATGTGCCATTGGTTTAAGTTTCATATGTTGTGTCAGGGTTGGTTTATGTCTTGGAACTACTTTCCTAGTTGCTCCTGTTGAACCACGCCAAAAAACAGATATACTATCAGGATTTGCTGGATCTAATTCCTCTATTGTATAGTTTCTTCTTAATCCGTTCTTTTCTATAGCTAATGCAAAAGAATAGTTAAGCCTGTTTAACATTTTTTCCTGTTGTTCTGGTGTCTTTGCTTCATATTCAGTTTTTAATTTTATATCCCTTTGAATGACTTTTTCTGTCCATGCTCTTAATCTCTCCTTATTTGGTTTTGTTCCTTGTGGAACACCAAAATATTCAAATGCCACAACGTCACTCATACTACCTCTTGTTGTAATCCTACCACTTTCTGGTATATAGACTAATAACTCTTTTATCTCTCTAACAGTAAATCCTTTCTCTAACATCCAATACTGTGTTTGTTGGAAACCTACATACTGCATCTTTCTTTCAAGTTTTCTAATTAAACCAGAAACTGTTTTAATATGTCCAAGCCCTGTTCCTTTCCCAGATCTTAATAGTTTTCTTGTGACAGATCCTGCTAGACCATCTACTCTTGCTGAATTTGTACCAACCCACAATCTTCTTCCATCGTTGGTGATGTTCGCAAGTATTTCGACCATTATGGTATAATGAAAACCTCTCTACGATTGTCTATACACTTCTCAATAGAAATTTCCCAACTGGTTTTTACTGCCTGAAGGTCAAGACCTGTTCCACCCATTGGTAATCTATCCATTCTAAGACTTGTGTTTATAAGCTCTATAGCAGTTAGTTTTATTACTGCATCTGTTATATCACCTGGTATTTCTGTATCACCACCAAAGTTTTCGCCACCATATCTATAAGTTACTCTAACCCTGTTTTTTCTTAAAATTGAAAATATAAATCCTCTAAGGTGTAATGTTCCCCTTTCATAATTCACATCATACCATGTTGCATTACCTAGAATATTTTCCCAATTTGCTGAAGCACCCTGCCAAATCTCTATTTTATCTCCCTCTGCTAAGTCAAAATCATAAAGATTTCTGTGTTGTAAGAATAAAGGTGTACCCCATCCAAAAGTATAAAGTAAAGGTAAATCGTGAAGTTCTCTTGTTTTAGTCTTTGAACGCCATGAGTGTCCTGTTCTTCGATCAAATATATCTTCCATCCTATTTATTACTTTTTCAACCTGTGCCTTATTTGGTGTGGTTGTGGCAGTTATAGGAATCCTAAGAAAATCAGCTACATCGCCTACTGTGCAGTATGTCGTTGCCATATACTATTTAAACCTTTACAGTATTTAAATTTACTTAAAGACTACAGTTACTTCAGCACTACCATCACAATCTGCGAATATTCCATTCTCAAATCTTCTGTGGATATTTTGGTAATTTCCCTCTATTGCTGTAAATATGGTACATTCTATAGGCGTTGCACTTGCATCTACACCATTTCTAAACTCCACCTTATTTGAGCCAGTTCCTTTCTTTGTGACAAAAACTGCCACTAGAACACCATGATCACCTTTTATAAGAGTGTCACTATTGAATGATACTACATTATGATTTAGCTCTACCATGATTAATATGACTACCTAAACCTATATAAACTTTGTTAGTGTTTCGCTTCTATGTATGTTAGTGCATCTCTTCCACTATCTAGTTTTACCTGAATTTTCTCATATTCTTTGGTTTCATATCGATCTAACCGTTCCAATTCTTCGTCTGTGACCGAGAATGTCTGACCACTAACGAATGAATTTGGTTGTTTTTTAATCGTAGGATATACTTGGAAAAATGTGTGTAGTGTTTTCTCATATCCTTTCAATGTATCTCTTTCTGTTACAACATCCCTACCTAAAACCACCAATCTCAAAGACGGTTCTGTTAAAGATCCATATACAAAAACTAATGTTTCCATGCTTTATATACAGATTACTAAATATTTAAGTCTTTAAAGAAAAAAAAATTGGCTTTTTGGACTTCTAGTAGCCTATGACTAGGAACTCGAATACTTTTGAGTTCACTAACGTTGATGAGTTTGGTACTTCTGCTAAGATATTACCGTTTCCTGAACCAGTGAAAGTTTTAATCTTTTCATTGGTTTTGTCGTATTGTACCACTAGCTTTGAATCCGTATATGTAGGAGTCACTGCAACTAATGTGGATATTCTGCCCTCTTTGAGGTCAGCCGACACTCCGTTGGTCGCATAGTTATCAGAAGCACCGAAGGTGACTTTGATAGCATATACTCGCAGCTTTGAAACCAAAGCAGCTTGCCATGAGAGAGTTTTTCTCACGTTAGCATCTGTCCATGTTGATGAACTTATTGTTAATGCCATTGTTATTAAGAGTATCTAAAGACTTATAAAGATTGCTTCTTAAAAAAAAAGAAAAATATTGCCTTTCGGCATCAATTTTATTAGAGTTTTATATCTCTGATTTTACCTTGTGATTTGAAGTGTCTGCATACCGTTTCACCCATAGTTCGGAAAACTCCTTTCTCTACGAAAGCGTTGTTCACGAATGGATAACCTGGTGATCTACGAGTTGCCTCGTAATACTCGGTTGGTATTGCAATCTGGATTCCGATTCTTGGATAACCATATCCCTCGGCATCACTTGTGTCAAATGCAAATAATCTTCCGATTTCACTTGCATCATCAGTGTCGCTTGGTGCATCCTTGCTTGGTATAAATGGTATTCCATAAATACTGTCCACATGGATTCCCACGCCTGTGCCTTTGAATGTTTGGATTCCGTTAACATCGACCTGTACTAAGCTTTCACCGTATGGATTTGGAATACGGACTGAAGGCATATACAAACCTTGTATTTCAGAATAGACTTCGTGTGATCCTAAGAATACGTTTGGATCTTTACCTGCTGCTATCCTAATCTTTCGTAAGAAAGCTCTTAGGGTATCATCGGTTAAGACACCGTTTGTACCTATAGTACCAGAAGCTGATTCTACTGTACTGTCGAATGTTGAAGAACTATCTCTGTCAATAGTGGCGTTTGCTGCCCATGGATCATAATAACCAGTTGTTGATGCACCCAATGCAGTTTCTTCTGCGTTAGATGAAACAATACGGTCAAGTGATTCAAAGTCGCTTGTGCCAGCGTATGTGCCAGATCCTGTTACTGTACCCTCTACATCTGCAAGTAGTTGTCTGTTTAGGAACTCTTTATGCTGTACTGCCATGTATAGTCGAAGTGAACCAAGTCCACCCCAAATATCATCTTTGCTGTGCGTTGCCAACCATTCCATTACTTCTGATGCCGAGAAAGGCAGTTGTGCTGTCTTTGGTCTAACATCAATTTCTTGTAGTGTTGGTTTTACTGTTTCAGCAATATTTCCACCCTCTGCTGTACCACCCAATGCAGTGTTGCCTTGGTTAGTATTTAGAGTTGGCTTTGCAGTAATAACCCTCCAACCTGACTTATCCCATGGATATTTTGGCAAGATACCAAAAGCATTTGCTTCAAGGTTTAATTGAGCCCATGCGTATGCTCCATAGATAGCGTTGAAAACTCCAGCAGTTGATGTGGTTGCTGGTGCATCTGCTTTTCTAAGTAGGTTACGATTGTAACCGTAGTAAAGAGCTTCGAGTTCGTCAATAGTCTTAATTTGTACCATTTTAGAAACCTCTTACCTCTTCGGCAGTTGGAGTGTAGTATTTTCCTTTCAGAATGTTTCTTGCTACGTTACTTAATCCCTCAAAACCTTCCTGTCGAGCATCATTAAGAATTGGGCTAAAGTCGGATTGACTTTCTCCTATTTTCTCAACTGCTGCATTTGGTCTTGGTGTTTCAGTTGTAAAAGTATGTTGTGACTTTTCAACTAGCTTTTCACTCTTATTGAGTGGTTTCTCTTGCATTGAAGGAGTTGCATCATTCGCTGGTTTGTTGTCATCTACACGATCATCATCTAGTCCTGCTTGGTCGCCTTGTGGATAAGGTTGTGCTGGAACTGTAATATCAGCTCCGACATCATCTCCACCTTGCGTTCCTGCTGGGGCTGCTGGAAGGTCGGTAGGTGTTTCTAAAGCTTTCACCCTAGAATCAATACCTTTGAGTGATTCTGCAACAGATTTCAACTGCTCGGATAAACCGTCTAAGCCAGTTTTAACGGATTCTGCAAAAGCCTTGTTGGTTTTTGCTTCTTCGTCTTTGTCATCTTCTGCTTTTCTTGTAGTCTTTTGTTCTTCTTCTGAATCTTCAGATTTGTTCTGAATTTTCTTCTCTTCTTCGGGTTTTTTCTGTTCGTCTGCCATGTTGTTATCCTTTTTAAACGTTTCCCCCTTTATATATATTTGTTTATTTTTATTGTTTTCCTCATCATTTACCTCTGTTATTTGCGTAGTTGGCTCACTTCCTTGTTGTGCAGTGTTATAGCCACCTAACCCTCTGACACCACCTGTTCTACCCTGTCCCATGTCTTTTTCTTTGACTTCTTTTGGTTGTGCATGATCTTGACCTTGCCATTCTCCTACACCCTCATTACCTTGTTCGTTACCAAATCCACCTGATCCATCACCTGAATTATCTGCCATACTTTCTTTATCATTAACTACACCTAATTTTCTTGTTGAACTTGTGTCCTCATTTACATCTTGATTATACATACTATGTTGATCGCCACCAGCATTTGAAAAGTCTGGTTTTGTAACATAACAACCAAATTTATCACATTTTATCTTCATTTTACCATTACCTAAATCCTCATGTTCCATAACTGCCTTTGTTAATGGATTTGTGGTTGTAATTAATGCCAATGGAACTGCTGGATCTTCACAAACTGCTACCTCATAATGTTCTAAATCTGTTAAAGCGTATGCAATAGAGCCATCTTTCATCTTGACAGGTTCTCTATCTGCCTTTGTAGCACCACCAAATGATAATCCCTTATACTCACCTGATGTTATCTTCTTCCAAATGTCATCATCTAATTCATAATCTTTGTGTATCTTTCCTGTGATCTTTATAGCTGGATATGTGTTTCCCTCTGCATCATCTGTTGTGGTCTTTGCAAAGTTAATACCCTTGCCTACCACCCTATTTGAGTGAGTATCTGTAATTGGTGCTCCCCTATCCATCCAAATTGGTAATACCTTGTATAATTCATCTACTATTGTAATTTCACCCTGTTTATCTTTCATTTCTACAGTAAGCAATCCCTCGAAAAATCGATCATCTTCTGACTTTGTGTTTGCAGAAAGCCCTTTGGTGACGAGGGTTCTAAAGAACAGTTTGTCCATTGTTTATTTTATATACTCTTCATTTATAAAGATAATGTAGAAAGGATAAAAAGGGGGTTAAAAAATGCCCTCATACCTGTCTTTTTGGTCTATTCTTCAATAGCCTCTTTCTTTGCTTTTGTTACTACATAGTCAGCAGTAAATCCAACTGTTAGACCTACCAAAACTATTCCAGCATCGGTCAGTCCATCTACTATTTGGATTTGAGCCAGAGCCAGAGCAGCGAAAATAGCAACGATTAGTGATCCTGCAAGTCGTCTTACAGAGTAAGATTCCCCTTCAGAATGTAGCCATCCTCTTAATGTGTTCAGACCAGCTCCTATTGCTGATGCAATAGCAACAAGTATTAATGCTTCTACCATGCTATAGTATCTGTATATGGTGGTATTTAAGGTTATAGGAAATTAGATAATTGTACAAAGGCTATTATAGATCCTACCACGCCTAACACTATCATTACAAAAGATTTAACCATTTGGCGTTTATCCATAGTATGTACCCTATATTCATCAAACTTGGTTTCTAATCTAATAGTCTTGATTGTATTATCTTTGACTTCTTCTTCAATTTTTTTAAGTTCTTCCCTAACATAATCTTCAAATTCACTCATCACTCTTCACTCTCAAATGGTTTCAACATATTTTCAGCTATCATAGCCCATACTAATTGTGGGTTCGTAGCAACTATCTGTGGAAAGAATGGATCTGATCCTGTACCACTAAATGCACCACACGCCCAACAAACCCATACTTCGTGCATACCATCAGTATAACCATATGTCTTTTTCTTACATTGAGAGCATCTATTCATGTGTTTTTAGGGAAGAGTTTATATTTAAGTATATGCGTTTATAAAGCATGGCTAGTTCAATATACATATACACAAATCATAAAGACTATGAAAACCTATACAAAGGAAAGGAAGAAGCGTGGACATTCCAAACACCCATAATAGACTTTTTCTTAAAACCAGCAGTGTATGGATATGATTTGGAAGATTGTCATGAAAACAAACTTTGGGTTGTAACACATACAGATAAAAATAAAATAAGACCAGTGTTAGAGAGATCAATAGTGCATTTTCCCAACGGAAGTTGTCTTGATTATTTGCAGGGTGATGAGAAGCAGGTAGAGAAAGAAAAGGTATTTTATAATCCCAAGAACAATCATTTGGTATTTTATCCTAGAACACTTAGAAAATCATTGTTAGAGATGAATGTAGATAAGGTAATAGGTGGAAAGCCAAAAAAGAAACAAAAGCTCATATTCAAAAAGAAATTCTATGATATGACAAACGATAGGTTGAATCTATTTGTCTAGTTTTATATTCAGGGCAGCAGGCTTTAACGAAATAATAGAACTGCTAAAGGAAACAAACATAAGATTGGCTACCCTAGAAAGATTATTAGAGTTCACACTATCACCACCTGATCTTGTTAATTATAAAAAAGGGATGAGTTTAGATGATATTCCTCGTAAGAAGTTTAATGACCTAGGCGACTAAGCTTCTCTATTCTCGGTTTAATCCTCATAACAAGCTTTGCTATGGGATATGCTACTACAAGATCAATCATCACGCTTTGCGTAACAAAGTTATAAAACTGATCTGCATCTAACCCTATAACGAATAGCATCCAAGGTATTGTTACTGCAAGATAACCAAGTGCAAATATAGGCGTTATGATAAGATATTCTATAACCTGTGTTATGATGTCGTGAACACTGCAATCACATCTAGGTATAACTGTTTTCTTTCTTTTCCAATCCATAATATATGGTTGGTTTAAACATATTTAAATTATCGTTTGTTTCCTAGATTTCCACCGAATATTGCTTTCCAATCTTTTCCATTCTTCTTCTTCATGCGTTTCCAGAATGGATCTGTATTCATAAATCCACCAGCTTTGTTATATTCTTTTGTAACATTTGCAATCTTTCTATGACATTTGTGACAGAATCTTGCATTTATCTCTTCTAAGTGAAATTTATAATCACCACAAAAATAACACAGTCCATAGAACTTATCGCTGATTTTTGCTAGTAATGGCTCTCTACCACGCTTACCAGCACATTCACCACATATCATAACAATGGTAGCAGCAGCAGCATCCTTTTTAAAACAGTTTATACAGATGGCTTCCTTGTAGTGATTAACGTGGGTGTATTCGTCTTTTTGATGTTTATCCCACAGCTTCTTACCTATGTCCTGACCACCAGTATCGACATTAAGTTTTGTTGCCATTACTTTTCTGCTGATACTATTTTCTTTAGAACGTTCTGTAAGAAAATATATACGTTATTTGTGGCATAATCGTTTGTACATACCTTTCTGCTTTGCTTCTTAATTTCTTCTATAGTATCATCTATCAATTTATAATCTGCATTATAAACATTGGTGACTCTTTTTGCCTTTACTTCCTCTATCTGTTCGTCTATTCTATCCACGAATCTTATTTTGGACTTTGGCTTCACTTGTACAGTTGCCTTTGTTTTCTCACCCTTACTTTTCTTGACCATCTTCCCACCTCCTTGTTGATCCCAATTCATCTTTAACAATCTCTCTTGCCTGTCTTACTGTCATAATTGCATTTTTCCTTAGCATATTAACTGTCTTGGTTTTCTTCCAACCAAAGTCTATTGAATCTTGTAATGTACTCTTTATTATCTCGTAATTAGCTGGTGTTATTCCATCATGGAATTTAGCAGTTTTATCACTTAGAGAAGTTCCTGTTCCACTTGAAGGGCTTCCCTGTCCCATACCACCTACGTCTGAAGGTACTTTTCTTTCTGGTTCTCCCTGAAATGTTTGTACTTCATCTTTTGGTGCTGCTGTACCTCTACCTCTGCCTTGTTTTCCTTGTCCGAGTAAAGATGATTCTTCTGGTAACATCATTGGATCTTTTGACACTTTAAACTCACCTGTGTGTGTTCTAGTTATTGCAAATCCTAACTGTTGTAGTGCCAGCATATTCTCTATCTCTACACCCTGTATCTGTAAATCTCTTAATCTATCTGTTTCTTCTCCTGTCTTTAATCTTAACTCCCAATCTGATACACCGTTTATCACTGCTAGTTTTAATAAGAAAGAGTTCTTTAATATGTCCTGTCCCCATTTGATTGCCCTGTTTGTAATTGTAACTTGCAAACCCTCCTGTGACCAACCTGTAGGAAGTTCACCAAAGTATAGTGGAAGAACACCATATATTGCACCAATAATCATTCTCAATTCTTTTCTTATCTCTGTAAATTCTAATTCTTTCAATGATCCTGTAAAGTCAAGCCATTGTGCCATATTCTTACCACCAGG